TTATAAGTTTGTGTCATCGTCAGCCATCATACGAAGGCTAATATCAAAGTCTTTTAAATCACTTTCGTTCAGTTTTCTCAATGTTTCGTCTAATGCCAAGTCAAATTTTTCCATAGCTGTTTTGGCCTGTGCCAAACGTTCCTCGGCATTGTAATAATCTTTTGGAGATTTTTTGATTTTGAGATAACCCTCTAAAATATCTCGAAAACGTTCCATGTCTGCTTCGTGAAGGGCGGTTAATTCTTCTTTGTTATCCGCATTTTCAATCTTTTCCAGAATGGTTAAGTGGTCTTTTTGAATGTTGTTGTAAAGCTTGGTCAACTCGGGAGCGTATTGAAGCAATTCTTTTTCTTCACCTGAAGCTTGCGGTGTTGCTGGTGAAACGTCCAATTTTTCCAGTTGTAACAAGATATCTTCCTCAACACTCTCTGCTTTCTGAAGGATACGTTTAGAGATTTTGAGGTCCATTTTAGATTTTAAGTCAGTGACTTCAGTTTTGATGTTGCGGATTTTGGGCAATAGCTGGCGCGCAACGACAACATATTGCGTGTAATCTTTTTCATCAAGGTAATTATCCAAAAGTTTAACTTGGCGGTCAGCCAGTCTAATACTATCTTTTAAATCTTGTAAACGTTGTTCGGTATTGACTTTTTCAAGTCGTGTCTGCTTGGTTGCCAAATAATAAACACCATATCCAACCCCTGCAATAAGAACAATAGGTAAAATGATTTCTAAAAGGCTCTCAAGCAAAGCAATAAGAATAATAACTCCGATAATAGCGGTGAAAATACCGTTTCCACCTCTTGGAGGTCTACCATAACGTGGCATAATGTTAGTCAGTCCATTTCTATCTGATTTTGTATTTATTTTATCGCAAAATGGTGCTTGGGTCAATTAAACGCTGTTATATCAAGGGTTTACGATTTATCTAGTGCGATTTGTTACCCTTCTTACTACCCCAGACTATTAATAGCAGACTCAAAGAAACTAGCTGAATTTTTAGCACCTTCTTTTGTGACATGAACATACGTGTTAAGTGTCATGCTGATATTGCTATGACCTAACCTATATTGTAAATCTTTTGGTTGTATACCAGCATTTAGCATAATAGTAGCGTGAGTGTGTCGCAGACCATGAAAAGCCACGTAAGATACACCAGCATTTTTTAAGTGTCGTTCTAATCGTCTTCTTAATGCTGGCTGTGAAGCATATTTATTTACGAACGTAGAAAATACAACTGTTTCAGTTCGTTTATGTTGCCATGCTTGGATTGTTTGGCGATTCTTGTAATGTTTCAACATGAGTATTGTCGCTTTGTCTATGGATATATCACGGTAACCAGCTTTAGATTTAGGACAGTTTACCTCATCATCTCGGTTTAGTGTTTTATTAATACTGATATAGCCATTATCCAAGTCAATATCAGACCATTCAAGAGCTAGTACCTCACCAATACGGCAACCAGTAGCAAGTAAAGTTTTGTATAAGACAACGTCAAATAGATTATAATATTTTGATTTGTCTAGTGTATCCAAGTAGTCGTAAAACTGTTTTAATTCTTGCTTGTCTAAGAATTTGATTTTAATCTCTTCTGTTTGCTTTTTACGTGGAACAATCACCTCACGCGCAGGGTTGAACGGTATCAATTGCATAATAACAGCATACTGCAAAATCCGTTTATTAAGCGCGTGTAATTGGTTGTAATGCTTGTAAGAGCCTTTTTTTCCTTTGTTGTAATCGTTTGCCCATTTATTGACTTGTTGCTGAATAATGGGAGTTGTTAGCTTTTCCAATTTGTAATCACCAAAGGCAGGCAATAAGTGAACCCTAATTTGTCCTTCTACAGCTTTTCTTGTATTTATTTTTACGGTGTTTTTGCAACTATCCCACCAGAGATAAGCAAGCTCTTTATAAGTCCTTATGTTGGTCTTGGTTTTAGTTGTATATCCGTTATTTATGAAAGCAGTAATCGCCTGTTTTGCTTTTTGTTTTAATTCTTTCTTAGTTCGTGCTGTTACGCTTGTCCGTGCTTTCTTTCCTGTAATGCTATCTACTCCCAAATAAACATTTGAGCGATACACTTTAGTACCGTCTTTTTTAATAACTTCTTTGATATTCATGATAAACCTTTCTACAGCAGGCAAGCCATTATTAAAAAGGTTTCAGGTTTATATGAATTGTTGGGATAGCTGTAGTCCTAAATTGGGATAGCAGGTTAGAGGTTTTCGGATTTAAAATCCTAGAAAATACGAGAAAATCCTAGTATATGACGTAACAAAACGGTACTCCATATCAGAAAAAATGTTGGAAAATGTGAGTGTGAATTCTATATAGATTTGAGTGTAGTAGAAAGTAGTATTAGTTACCTCACGCGCTTTTCTTCTTGAATTTTTGGTAGATAGTTCTTATGATACTGACAATCAGAGAAATAGCGAATATCCAAGACCAGATTGTTTGTGTCATGGTAGCTAATGTTTTACCTAAGATAAACTGAAAACTAATATCTAAGGCAATCAAAGCAAAGAATAATTGATAGGTAAAGTCAAAAATCTCTTTTAGTACAGGTTTTAAGTTTTTCATTGATGACCTCCCAATATAAAAAAAACATGAATTTTTGAGCTATTAAAAAAAGCGATAACCGTTGCTATTATAGCATTTGTGAGCGTATGACTATAAAACCATTAATGTTTTTTAGGGACGGAAAAAATGGCCGAAAATTGAAATAAGAGCATTGTGAAGCAGGTAGGTTAGTATTTAGGTACTATCGCGCTTGCTTATCAAATAATTTAGCGGTAACTTCCTGAACAATTTCTTTAAAATCGGTATCTAATGCTAAGAACTTACAAATTGTTTCAGATTCAGTATCATGGAAAGATAGTTCACCAATTAAATTTATCAAAGCTAGATATGCCCTGTCTCCATACACTTCGCGGATATTATCAAGTGTTTTTTCACCTAACATACTGACTATACCACTAATTTTCCAAGCAATATCTGGGGAATTGTCACCATGAATTTTCTTTATAAGTTCCTGACTATTGTTATATTCACTATACCCCAACAAATATCCAACAGATACGCCGAAGAAGTCGGCTAATTGCTGGGCTTTGTCTGGTTTTATCTGACGTTCTCCATTTTCCCAGCGTAAAACAGTTATTTTTGAAACATTTATTTTATCTGCTAATTCTTTCTGAGTTAGCTTTTTTTCTTTTCTGAGTTCTTTCAATCTATTCATAATATAACAACCTTTCAATGTGATTATAACTGTTTTAGAAAAAAGTATCAAGAAATGATACAAAAAAATATAAAAAACTATTGACAAGTAACAAAAACGGATATATAATCTAACTCGGTTATCCAAAACGGATACCTAAACAACCTTTCACACTTTCAATCTATTCATCTAGAAAGGAGAAAATCCATGAGCAAATTAAAAGGCTATCGTGTCATGCTTGGGCTAACACAGCAAGCAATGGCAGACAAGCTGAATATCTCTTTGCAATCTTACAATAACAAAGAGACCAAAAAAACGCCCTTTAATGACAAAGAGCGACTAGCGATTAAGTCAATGGTTGCTGAAATTAAACCAGATATCACCATTGATGAACTATTTTATCAAGACTAAACGAAAGGCAGGCAAACCATGAGGAGAAACCACAGTAAACTATTGCTAGACCTCACGCGCAACGGTATGTCAATGTATCAAATAGCCGAACAAATCGGCGTACATTTTACAACTGTTTATGAATGGCGCAGAGGTCGTAATAACCCCAATGAACAGAATAGGGCAAAGCTAAACAAATTTTATAAAGAATATTGGGAGGAACAAGAAGAAATGAATACACAAGCACAAACCACTAATGAAAATGAAACAGTAGTATATCTTGATAGTCGCCTAGTGGCTGAAATGGCAGACAAGAAGCATAAAGATTTGTTGCGAGATATTAAACAATATAACAGTTATCTACAGAGCGCAATTTTGCGCCCTACAGATTTTTGGGTAGAAGATACCTACATAGGGCAAAATGGAAAAACATTGCCATGCTACCAAATCAGTAAAAAAGGTTGTGAGTTTATCCAGCACAAAATGACAGGGCAAAAAGGTGCTATTTTCACCGCAAAATATATCAATGCTTTTCATGACATGGGCGAACGTCAATTGTTATTACACCAACCACAACAGCCAACTGATGACCTCGGTTATCTCAAAAGTAAGATGATAGACCTACACAACAGCGCTAGCACGTTAGAAGAATTACATGAGGGCTTACACCAGATTAACAATGTTTTGATTGCTTTACATAATCCAATGGTGACATTAGTACCGCCGAAAGATTAGGCGCGTGAGAGTATAAAAAAATGAGGTCATTAGAAATGACCCCACAAAAAAGGGACTTGATTAACCACAACCCAAGTCCCAGAAAATGAAACACAATAACCATTTTAAATAAATAGGCAGGCAAGCCATTATTAAAAAGGTTTTATGTATCTATTATAGCAAATTTTAAGCATTTTGCCCAGACAGAGAGCGAGAACTCTTAAAACTAACAAGGAAGTATACAAGAAAAAAACATTAAAAGGCGACAAGGAAAAATAATTATGAAATTTAAAGGTGTAGAAAACAAAGCAAAACCATTTAGCTTAGACCATTATACAGACGAACAAAAAGCGGTCTTTAAAAAACGAGATGAAACCAAAAAAAGAGCAGAGGAATTTTTCAAAGCAATGTACGACCAATCAACGGCTTGGGTGATTGTTGCTAATGTAACGGTTACGTACCACAACATTTATACAGGTTGGGCAGAAACCTTTGAGCAGGCTTGGAATGCGTTAGGTTATGAGATTACAACTGATATTGTTTACAGAGCGGTTAACGGTTTACCAGCAAGAAGCAAGAAAGAAGAGGTTAAAGCATGATTTATCAAGAAATCAATTTGCCAATCTGGGCGCAGTTAGTCATCATGGTTTTACTTATCCTAATTGGCATTGAAATAGCCAAAATCAAGCCTGTAGAAGCTCCAAAAGAGGTTAAGGAACAAATTACCTGACAACCATGTTAAAGAACGATATGGGGCTTATATCCAACTTAGAGGACGTTATTACAATTAAGGAGGCATGACATGAAATTATATCACTATTCACAATTTACCAACCTAGCTAGTATTAAAGAAAATGGCTTACATGTTGGTGCTGATAATGTTGTTTATCTTGCTGAAAGTCCTATGTTAGCAAGAGCATTTGCCTATATTTACGGTTTAAAGGATTATGCATTATTTGAGGTGTCTGTAACATTAGATGACATTGAAAAGAGTACAGACCACAACGAGGACTATTTTAAGAAGCTGACAGGGGAGTTAAGTGCTGAATGTTATTCATGTAAGCATAATATACCAGCCGATAGAGTAATTTTCTTAGGTTGCTATTCGTTTTCAGATTAGGAGACAGACCATGACAGATAAAGAATTAAATAAAATAGCTGACCTTATCAATGAACGTGTAACGTTTGCCGAATTAGAAGAATTCAAACACTTGGAACAGCGAGAAGATAGGGAAGCATGGGTTAAAAATCAGATTGCCAAGCTAGATAAAGGAGAAATATTGCTATGACATTATCAAAGAATGAAAAAGAGCTACTAAGACGGTTGGGGCTTGGTAAAGAAAATGCCAAGACAACTAAAGAGATTATCAAAGGACTACCAATCACCGAAAGGGGAGCGCGTGATATTCTTAGACGTTTAGCGATTAAATACAACATACCTATCACGGGGTTACGAAATAAAGACGTTAACGGTGTATTTATTGCAACAACACAACCAGAGTTATTAGAGGGATTAACTTCTCTTATCAATCAAATTAGCGAGGAACAGAACCGAGTAACAGCGCTAGCCAATTCAGACCCTGAAAAGTCTAGGGAGCTTGTCAAGGAACTGTTAGAGGGGGCATAAGTATGTTTAGTTTGAGCAGAGAGAGCGAGAACGATTTGAAAACAGGAATGTTGAAAATTGTTGAAGACTTCTTAGATGATTATCAGAAACCTAAGCCTAAAATGTTAGGGCTAATTACACAGGATGAGTTACAAACAGAATTAAATATCAAGTATGGCACGGTGAAGCGTTGGGAAGATGCTGGGCTAAAACGATACATGCCACCAATCGAAGGCACGCGCACCGTATTCTACAAAATCGATGACGTCTTATTATTTTTAGGAGCTGATGACTAATGTATCAACTAATTCATTTACAAATTAATAAGCAGGTTTTGCCTTTATTTAACTTTCTAAAGGACAATCCCACACGAACCATAGCCAAAGACAATCATGTCATGATGACCTACTACCAACCCCCAGACTTTTATCTAGTGCCATTTAGCTATAAAGGTATCACGGTAACTATAACCGTCACAGACGACCTAGAAAGCTATTTAGAGGACGGTTGGCAGGTTGCTAGAGATTATCAGATAGCAAGCGTACAAGACAAGCTAGCGGACGTGTTAGACGAGTTAGAACATGAATACCTAAATAGGCAGAGAGCAGGAAGCCCATTGCCTATTATGGGGCTTGTGTTTGATTGGATAGCGTACGGACTATCTAGCAAAGAAGAAATCATAGCCTTTGTTAAGTTATTCTACCTAAACGGCTATTCATACGAGCAAATAACACAGTTGTACGCTAGCTTAACCAAAAGCAATAACCTTAATATCTGCTTTCTAAACACAATTAATACGATTTTCAAGGAGGAACTGAATGAGCGACTTTATGAATCAGCTTAATGAAAAAGTGCCTGATATTAACCAAGGCATAGATTTACAGACGTTACAGAAAGAGCAGGCAGAAGCAGAAGATACAGAGCCACCCAAAACCATGGCAGAACTATATAATTTATTGTATCAGCTAGGAAGCGCGTGGCGGGAGGAGAACGCCTATATTGTTAACGAGGGACAAAAAAACGAACGTACGGTCACACCACAGCCTAATGTATCTACAGTTGCTAAAGTATTGAAAAAGCATTGTCATTTTACTTTTATTGGAGAGGGCGCAATTAGTGACGTTAGTAAGTTGTATATCTATCATTTAGACCTAGGTTACTATGTATCAAGTGATGATATTTTTAGAAAATTGTTGTTAAAGTATGACAACCGTCTGACTTCCCATAGATTTTTCAATGAATTAATAGCTTATATCCGTACAGAAACCAAAATACAGCCACCATTAAGTGACTATCGCTATATTCCAGTCGCTAACGGCGTGTATAATATCAAAACAAAGCAATTAGAGAAGTTTAGCCCTAAATTCATTATTACAAGTAAGATTAAAACTTCTTACAATCCATTTGCCAAGAAGCCAATTTTAGGCGGTTGGTTTGATTTTGATAAATGGCTTGATACGTTGGCTTGTAATGATAAAGAGCTTGTAACGCTCTTATGGCAAGTTATGAATGAGGCTATTAATCCGAACCGAACACGTAAAAAAATGGTGTTGCTTGTTGGTGACGGTAACAACGGTAAGGGAACTTTCCAAGCATTGTTAGAAAATCTCATAGGCAGAGAAAACATAAGCAATCTAAAGCCAGACCAATTTGGAAAGGAATTCTATTTAGGAGCGCTTGAAGGGAAAGTATGTAATATTGGTGATGACATATCAAATAAATACCTTGATGAAGTATCCGACCTCATGAGTATTGTCAGCGGTGACCCTGTACAGGTCAATAAGAAAGGCAAGCAACCAATTGAGGCACGTTTTAAGCTTTTGTGTATCTTTTCAGGAAACGACCTGCCAAGTGCTAGAAACAAAACTACAGGCTGGTATCGGCGATTGTGTATTATTCCATTTAATGCTGATTTTAACGGTGAGACAGAACGCCCTGAAATCAAAGATGAGTTTATCAGAAACAAAACATTATTAGAATGGGTACTATTCCAGATTTTAAATATGGCTGATTTTGACAAATTCATTGAGCCTAAAGCAGTACAGGAAATGTTAACGGAATACAAGAATAGCAACGACTATATTAAGGTTTGGGTAGAAAATTTTTATATCCCTAATAAATGGCATGAAGTCAATCACGTACCAATGTTTATAGCACGGAACAAACTTAAAGAGTTTGCCGAGGACATGGGCATAGACAAGCCAAAGCTAGGACAATTCAGTAAGGCAGTTATCATAGAACTAGAAAGGAACACAGGCAATGAATACAAAGCAAAGAATGGCACAGTAGCCCAAGAATTTTATGATATTCTAGACCCTCACGGCTTTCACCGTGATAGATTTGTTAAAGGCGTTTGGGGCATTGGACTGATTGAAAAATAGCAGGTTAGGAAATTACAGGGACACAAATTCCCATGGTATCAACGTTTCCAAGGATTTGGGTTAGTATTGTTTTTAATTCCTAACCCTATTCCTAACCCTCTCAAACCCTTGGTATTATTGACTTTTTTATTATTAGGTTAGTTAGGTTAGTTATTATATATTAAGTAAGTAATAGTAATATATATATACTCTCTTATAGCGAGAGACCTGAAAAGTAAAACTAACCCATAACCTGACCCCTCAAACCCTTGATACATAAGGGTTTTGGTAGGTTAGCTAAAAACTAACCAAAAACTACCCCAAGACGTTTTATTAAAAAATAAGAAAAAATAGAAAGGTAAATTAAGAAAATGGATAAACAAGATATGAAAATGACTCACGGGAATAGCATGGCTTTTGTGGATGAGCTGGTCGATACAGTTCTGACAATCAAGGAAAGATACAAACTTGATGAACAGACAGCGCTAGAAATCTGTAAGCTATCCGCAACGCTGTACAATAATTCTATGGCTTTACAGAGCAAGAACGCTGATAAAATCCAAGATGAATTAGAAAACATTGCTAGCGCTATCTGGCAAACTAATTAAGCTACAAACAATCAAAAGATGAAAGAGGTAACTAATATGAAACATGAAGAACTAACACTAACTGAACTTAAAGAATGGACTAAAAGAGCGCGAAACTTGGTGGAGTATTTGCAAGACGATTATCACGACTATCTGCCAACAGGTAAGAAAGAAGCTTTTGCCAGTATCACAAACAGCATTTACAACTGTTTAGATTGCTTGGTGGATATGTTTAACAATGATGAATTGGAATTGGTTGACTGTACTATTGACCCAATGGAAAACGTGGTAGACGATAACCAAGCTGATGAAATGGCACAATATAATGAGCTGATGAAAGAAGTAGAGGGAGAAGAACAGGGAGCGCGTGGACTTGCTTATGATGATACTATTCATGAGTATATTGACAAACGAACAGAACAACTAAAGGAACAAGCAACGTTTGAGGAATTAATTAACAAGGTTGCATTATATGAGAGTGAGTTGTTAGATTATGCAGAACGTTTGCTAAGTGATGACCCATTGAATACAGATAGTGAAACAGCAATCGGAACGCTTGATATGTTAGATGATGAAGCAATTGACTTATTCAAGTCTGTAGACGTTGATAATGAGTATCAAGGTTTAGAGTATTACAATACAAATCTAAACAAAGAAGACTAA